CGACTGCTGTAATGGTCTTAGTGCCATTATATTTTGTGCCAGAATTGGTAATAGTTACAGACTGTCCAACATAAAAGACTTCTGTAATAGGTTCATTGAAATAAAGAGTGCCGATGTTGGGTACATTGCTATGTGCAACTGAAAATTGATTAGGTGTCCATAACATCGGAATAAGAACAGCGTCTGAAGCGTCACAGACTTCTTGAAGAACAGCATCAGTGTATAGCGTGCCGACACCCAAAGTGGTGCGTAATTCGCTGACTGTTGTAAGAGCCATTGCCATTCCTTTCTTAAGACTCTGGGGAGTAGAGGGCTACTACTCCCCAGAGCGACTTAGTGTGGTTCTATTATGTGAAGTTGAACCAGTTTGCGCCAGCTGCCAACTTGGTGGCTAGTGCTCCCTGACCGAATAGTAGAATATCTACAGTTCCGTCTGAGTTAATGTTTGTGCGAAGTTGCTGACGAGCTGACTCGTACCATGTGTAAGCATCTGGATTAATTACAACCATTGAGTAATCTGCTGTGCCTACTCCGCCTGAACCTTGCATTAAACGAGACACACGAAGATCAAGACCAGCAACATTGCCACGCAATGATGTAGGTGTAAGTGCGCCACCCGCATTTTGTGGATTTGCCGCGATGTAGATTGGGCGACCCTGATCGTTATAGCTCATGATGTTAGCCCATTGTTCTGGTGTAACAACCATGTTGCGACCAAATCCAAGAGAAGCAGAATAAACTGCTGCTGCTGCGCTTGATACATACTTTAGCAATCCATCGGCTGAGTTAGCCTGTGCTGTTGCGTTAAGAGTACCTGCGCCTTGAATAGCAGTTGTGACAAATTGCTCAGTGTCTTTTGCGTAAGCAAATTCCATCTGGACAAGAAGTTCGTCTAGGAATGCAGGTGTTGAATTTGTTAGCAATTCAAGCGTAGTGATTGCACGACCCTTAAAAGACTTCTTTGTGACTGTGATGTAAGATGCTTCGAGTTGTGACTCTGTAACTACACCATTCTCATCAATCTGATCAACAATTGGAACTTCTGTAATTTTTGGCAGTTCAAATGTTTTTCCAAATTCTGGCATTGTTCCAGAAGAAATTGAATCAATGAGTGGACGATCTGCATTAGCCAAGAAGTTAAGAAGTTGTGTGCTTTGTGGTGTTGGGATAAATCCTGCACCTGTTGTCTGATCATTGTCAGCAGCGCGAAGCCATTGACGAGCATCTTGATCATCAAAAACATTAGCTTTTAATGTGTTTTCCAAGTAGTTGCGCTTTGTTAGCTCAATTCTTGGCTTAGTGTAATAGCTTGCTGTAACAGTAGGGCGAGCAGCCTCGACAGCCGCAGCTTCTACTGATGGTGTTGCTTCGACTGGTGTGGTATCTTCCACGACTGGAGTCTCGCTTTCTGTAGTTGGATTTTCTTCAACAGGGATAACTTCCTCTGCTGCTATCTCTAGTACTTGAGCTGATTTGAATGCAGGCTCTGAGACTAAAGAAACTTCTTTTAATTTAGCTGCTGTCACAAATGTGTAACCATTTCGAGATGGTTGAGATTCTGTGATTTCCGCCCCGATGCTCAGTCCTGCAACTAGCCCTTCGCTGGCCATAATCATGGCATCTGTACCAGCTTGACTGCGACTCAACTTAAATGTCGCATAAATTCCATCTTCTTTTTCTTCATAACTTGTCATGCGACCTACTGGCCTTGATGTGTCATGCTGTGCTAACAATTTAATTTTTGTGGCATCTACAATAGCGATTGATCCTGCTTCAAAAGCGTAAGAGCCAAGATTTGTGCTGCCAATTTCGCCAATGCCATAAGGCACAATCTTTCCAGAGATTTCTCTGCGTTCTTCTGAGCATTCTATTGATGATGCTTCAATGTATAGAGTTTCCATTAGCTGCCGTTCCCGTTAGGTGATAGGTCTTCCATTTGCATTGCTTGTTCAGTTGTAATCAGACCAAGTGCAAGCATCTTCTCAAGGACAAGAAGTCTTTCCATTGGTTCTGTTCTTAAGAAATTATCATCTAGACAGAATTTTACATAATGTCCAGCAGTGCTGACATCATCCATGCTAAGCCTAGACTCGATTGCCGAAACATAAGGTTGCAAAGTAAGAGCCACCATTTGTTTTCTTTCGTCTTGGACATTGGCATAGGTCATAGTCGTGTTCATTGAAGCACTTACATAATAAGGATCAACTGAACACAGTCTTGCGCATTCAGTCGCTAATCCTTGAATGGCATCCTGATAAGCCATGTCTTTAGGACTAAAGCCTGTAGTTTGATAATCAAGAGTTGCAGTCAAGTAAGCAGTGCCATTATTTTGACGAGCGCGCTTCCATGCAGCTAAAAGTCCAGTAACTTCATTAGGTGGAAGGTCAGCTCCCGAATTTTTCAAGAACCCAGTCGCGGATGGAGTTTCCAATGCGACACTAGCTGCTCTCTGTGCATTAAGTGCTGCCCTAATAGTTGATGCGCCTACTGCAAGAATGCCTTCATCTTTTTGAAAAGTAATAAGAGACCCAAGACCTTCCATGGGTACAGGTTTTCCATCGACATAATACTGTGTTACATAATTATTCATTGCGTCTGTGTTAAATGTAACGCGATTGTTAGCAACCCATTGAGCGTTAGCCATTCTGTTATCTTCAAGATAAGTCTCAGTAATAAGCCAGTAACTGACTCCATACATCAATAACGAATCAAGCGTAAAATAAAGCGTCTCAAATCTTGGTTGCGATCTAGAAGGTTGCTCAATCCATCGCGGAGGAGCAACCATTTCTCCAGTAGATTTTTTGTAGTACTCAAGTGGAATGCTGGCAATAGTGCCACAGATTAAATCGCGGCATCTTTTTATTGCGGGTACGCCAAGAGCTTCTACGCGAGAAATGGCGACTGGGAATACATTGTTAAAAGTGTAAAAATTGTCAGTCATTATCTGGGGCGCGTTTTGCGCTTCCAAGATTTGAGGCTTACGCGAGAAGATACCCATAGACAGAAATTGTAGCATTTGTCAAGAGATTAGACAATATGCTAAGGCGTGTCTAACTATAAATCTGAGGCTTAGGTGCGGGGAGCATTAACTTGCTTACCGCCATAGCAACTCCGATAATGGCTGAAATATCGCCTGCGGATTTACGCTTTACGATTCTCCAAGCTGAGTCATTGACTTTAGCTGCGCAATTGTTGAATTGGCTAATGAGTTCGCTCTGACCATTATGAACGACCTTGTTAGTTACCAATCCAGTCAATAGATCACCACACGCCTGATAGAACTGCTGGCCTGAGACATCCTCGGTCATTACACCAGCTTGCTTTAATCTGTCAGCAATTGATTGAGTGGCATATTTGTCGTAGCACACTAGTCTCGGTCTGTAAAGGTCACACCAGCCTTTGATGGCTGCTGCAATCTTTAGATCATCTACTGCGACCTGAGAACTCCAAGTCTCCATGATTCCGATGCCAATCCTTCCATCTGGAAGTAACTGTCCAGCGACTAAAGATGCGTTCCTTCTTGAAGGACTGACATCGAAACCGAATACAGTATAAGCCCCAACTGCAATTTCAAGCGTGTTATCGCTAGTCTCTTCTAACACTCCATGAGGCCATGGACTCTGCAAGGAATCAATCCACTGGCATAAAGTCTCAGTACGAGTAGTCTCAATTGGTGCGGTTGCAATAGCTTCCTCAATTGATTCGCGAGACACAGTAAATCCAAGTGCAGGATTGCTAGGAGCTACAGCATCTCGCCAAAAGGATTCTGAAGATATATCTATCTTGCAATACTGTGGAGCAGAATACTCATAGTACCCAAAGGTCTCTGGTGGATAATCTTTAGCGCGTTCTACTAAGCCATTAAGAACTGTAGAGAATGCATCACCCGCATTCGATGTCAAAAATGTTTGGGCGTTGCCACGCGCCCTCGTTACTGGAATTGCAGCTTTGTACCCGTCTTCCGAGATTTCTCGGACTTCATCAATCCATAAGAAGTCAGCAGTACGACCACGAGCTGAATCTCTGGTATCTGAGACAAGGTCAAGAGTCGCACCATTAAGCAGCTCTATTCTTTCCCCGCCATTGGCATAACGCACAGCCTTAGTCATTGCCTTTAGCTCTGGTGTCGATTCTATGATCCATGCGATTTCTCTAAAAGTCATGAGAGCAGTTGCTCGGTTAGAGGACATAATGATGTGCTTCTTTTCCCCGCCATAAAACATGCCCCAAATTACACGGACTCTGCCAAGAAAACTTTTGCCATTTTGCCTTGAAATGATGAGCAATGCAGTCTTAACTCGGTACTGGTCTTTCTTATCAACCATCATCATTTGCTTAAGGATAAAATCTTGGTAAGGCATGAGCTTGTCCATCTTTAGACGCTCAATCATTTCGATTACTTCATTAGCTCTGGTCTTGCCTTTAAGAAGTGGTGAATGAACCCTTGGTTTGGTTGCCCCTCGTAGCGGTTGGGTCTTTTTAGGCTTAGTCGTCATGGAATGGGATTAGGTCGGACTGTAAAAGGACTGTCCAGCATTGGTTCCGACTGCGTCGGGGAGATACGGGAAGAAAAGACAGGGGGGGTAGCCGTCTGTGCTAAAAAAACGCCCTCTTCCTTGCTTGACTTGCGTAGGTTGCATGCCTTGCATAGAACTTGAAGGTTATCTAGATCATGAGTGCCACCAGCCTTGCGGGGGATTATGTGGTCAATGTGCAATGGCTCTTCATCACTGCCACAGTAGCGACAGATGCGTCCATCTCTATCGAACACTCGCTGCTTATGAACTCGATAGCGTCTGCTATTAAGTTTATCTAATGCCATCCGTACTTACTCCAATGATCTAATGCAATGCATGGCTCACCATATCTGTTACCAATATAGCTGAGACCCCATACTACCTGAGTCCATCCATCTTGGTCTCTTAGCCATTCACTCTTACCTTGAGGAATACCATAATGAGAACCATTAGAAGCTAATGGATTCCATGCTGATTCTTTACCATAGAGTTTTAATAAGCATCTATGTTCTTTATAATTAAAGTCTAATAGATATAACGCATAAGTCTTATAGTCTATGTATTGCACTGGTTTAGAGCCACCTGCACTAGGCACTAGTAACAGAGCTATCCCAATAGCTACTAGCACCCCGCAAGCTACGCCCCGAAGGGGCTTGCGGTGAGCCTTTGAGAGGCTCTGCGCCGTTAGCGTACCATGGCTGTCAAACTCATTACTATAAGTGCTGGTCAGAGCGGTGTTTCTATTCACAAGAACCTCCTGTGGATAACTATGTGGATAACTATTTAGGGTCTTTACCCCATCCAGTACCCTTGAAGATTGCCCCTACTGGGCTAATCATTTTGACCATTGGTTCATTGCAATAAGTGCATAGAACTGTTGGTTTGTCGTGCCAGCCATGATGCAGTTCATTCTTTAATCCGCATCTTCCACATTTGTAATCGTAGGCTGGCATGTAAGGCATCTCCCAATCATCCATGAACCACAGCTGCATCGTTCGATGTCAGTCTCTTTAGGCTCTTTATCTAAGTGTCCGTATTTTAATATGAGTAGTGGCAATAGATCAGCTAATCGGATGACACAAGCATATTCACCTGCATCTTCTCCCTGCCCATTTAGCCGTATGACTCCGAATCCCAATTCCCCCGAAAGAGATGTCCGAGCCTTTAATTGCTTTATGTACGCAAGTGGTTGAAATCCAGCGCGGGCTTTGACTTCAACATCGAACGGTACATTGACAATATCCTTGCCACTACCCCTTCCCACACATGCGCCCTGCCACTGAGTCGATAGGTACTCAGCTACAACACGCTCTGTGCGGAACCCTCTGTGCTTCCTATGTTGGCTAATGTGGCAATCCTGCCATGTAGCCCATTGCAACCCCGCCAATGAATAGAGCAAGAGTTAATAACATAAGTAGCGTCTCTTTATCCATTGACTGCCTTGCACTTACTGCATTGCCATGTCGCTGATGGCTTGATTAACCCATCCTCAGCTACTGTAAATGTTAGATCGTGAATCATTGTAGGTGCATTACATAACTGACATGGAATCTCATTGACTAGTGGTACATCATCAAGATTAACCCAGCCGTAAGGTGTATGAACTTCTATGTATCCCATTATACCCTCGCTTTCTGCGGTTCCCATTTCCCGCTACTGCTCAAGTTGTACCAATGCGTTGGACACTTATCCATTCCACCACTTTGACCCTTGGTGGCACAGAAGAATCCAGCCCAGTCTTTACCTGTCTTTGCGCTATGTCCTAAACGCCATTCCATGTGTCCATGATTGCAACTAGGTGCATCCATAGCTTCAGCAGTACCTAGAATCTCTGTAACTGTTGCCATTGCAGTTTCCAGAGTTACTGGTGCGTTTGTAGTCTTAACTGATGATCCAATAGGTGTAGTCCAATAATCAGTGTCACCCTCTTTGATGTCCTGTGGTGCAGGTTTTACTTCTTGCTTGACTACTTTAAGAGCTGGATGGTTTGGTGCAACCTTGCTCATTTCTTCGCGGCTAGGACGCTTTCCTTTAGGAGCATAACCCGCATTTGCAAGTGCTCTGCCAATAGCAGATGTCTCGCAATTCTCCAGTGCAGAAGTTTGATTGACCCCGCGAGTGCTAACTGTTTCTTCCGCGTACCCTGTTGCCCATGCGATGCTATCTTGGCTAGTCTTATAGAGATATGCCTTAACGATATATCTACTAGCTTCCACAACTTCCAACTCAGTGCTAATGCGAAAATCTGGATAGTCCTTAATAAACTTTTCAAGTCGAACCTCCACTGGTTCATAATCGGCTA